GATTCCAAGGATGATACTTAGAACAGATATAGCAAATGAGAGAAAGAGTAAAGTATAGAAGGAAGAGTTATACTATTGCTGATTTCTATGTACGCTATAAATAGAGTATAGATCCTGGTACTTAGTACGACGTAGACCTTAAAACATATAAAGCAATAGTAACGGATTATTTCAAATACATACGTGATGAAATAATGGAAAACTGTAAGGAGTTTAAGCTACCTTGCAGATTAGGCACACTGTAGATAATTAAACACTATCCAAAAGAATTCTCAGGTAAGAGTCTGAGATGGGATTGGAAAGCTACTAAGGAAGCTGGTGCTCCAGTATACTTACTTAACGAGCATTCCAATTATTGGAAATACAGATTTCATTGGTCGAAAAAGAACTGTTTGTTAACTAATAAAAGTAAATATCAATTTATAGCTTCAAGGGAAAATAAACGCACGTTGGCAAAGCTGATTTTCGCCGGGCTTAAAGATTATATAGAATTGTAATTATGATAAACAATAGAATGATTAGCGCCAAGACTGTAATCGGGAAGGTTATTGCGGATTTAGACTTAAAAGAATCAGAAATACGAATATCAGATATTAAAGAATACATTCTTGAAGGAATGTTAAAGATTGGAGCTATACAACAATATGAACACAAAGTAGCGGTACTACCAGTTAATTGTCATTAGGCAGCATTACCATGTGACCTATATAAACTTGGATAGGTTGCTTTTTCATTCTAGAATAACGGTGGTTGGCTACCTATGCGAAAAGCTACTTCTAGCTTTGGAGTTCAACACGATACTTGTATTGATAGACCCTGTATGTTGATACCCGACGCTGGTCTAATACCATTAGTAAAGAATATGTTTAATTTAGTATCTGATAGAGAAGCTTTAGACAAGCTTAATTCAGATTCTAATATGCGTAATACTTTAAGTGCATTAGTAAACCAGTATACTGTAGCAAGTCCAGCTAACAGATATGTCAATGGAAAGTATGCTCATACAGATACTATAATGTACAGTTGTGATTTATAGTATATGACAAAACCAGGTTATATTATGACTAATATACCAAATGGTTTTGTTAAAATAGAATACTATGCTATATTTACCGATAGCGAAGGCATGCCAATGATACCAGATATGGAATCATATAAGGAAGCTTTACTTTGGTATGTTACATTGAAACTTATGTATCCTAAGAAATTAAAGGGTCAAATATCTCAACAGGATTACATGGAAATGAAAACTAGTTGGAATTATTATTGTAAACAAGCTTATGGTGAAGCTATGGCTCCCGGTGTAGATGAAATGGAGAGCATTAAGAATTCTTGGTTGAAGTTATATCCTGAAATTGATGATCACGATACCTTCTTTTCAACTAGTGGAGATGAACAAATATTATATAATTAGAGTAGATAATTATGATTAGTAATACAGCTCAAATAAACACGTTTACTGCGGGTATGGATACCGATACAGATGTCAACTTATTGCCAAACAATAAGTATAGATATGCGTAGGATGTTCGTATCGTTACTGATGATAGAGGAACTGCAGGTGTACTATAGAGTGTAGAGGGAGCTAAGAAATATAACTTTGGTATTAAAGGTACTGAAGAGATTATAGGTACGGCTACTGTAAATGATATTGCTGTCGTAATTACTAAGCTAATAGATGGTTATAACAAAGTATACCGTATAGAGAATTTTAATTCTCCTAACTTAGTTAGTACAGTAGTATTACAAGGTAAGTTGCAATTATGTGAAGATGCTGACTCTAATCAGTTAAGTATAGTACTTAACTATGAGACAGTATCAAACATTAAAGCTTACTTTACTGATGGTCAATCTTCTATCAAAGTAATCAATATAATGAGTGATAAGTATATTAAGTATCCTGGGGTTGATAATCCGTTAGTAGATGCAGATGGCAATATACTTAATCCTAATAGTATTGATATTATTCCTAATGCGGTATTACCACCATTTGAAATAAAGGAAATAGTATCTGGTAACTTTCAAGCTGGTATGGTTCAATACTGTTATAGATTGTATAATAAACATTCTCAATAGACTTCTATGTCTAGTTTGAGTAATATGGTACATTTAGATTCTTCATCTATTAGTGCTTCACTTATCAATCATAAAGGTTCTCAGAAAGGATCTTATACTGGTAAAGGGTGTACTATTAGAGCAGATCTTAGTACGAAGGACTTTGATAGATGTACTATTATACGTATCTTTTATGAAGATAATAATGCTACTCCTATTTATTCTATAATAGATGATATTGAGATAGATACTACATTAGACCATATTAGTTATACTGATACTGGTAGCAATGTATTAAGTACTATGTCATAGGAAGAGTTTAATGCCTTTACTAGTTATGCGTTTATATGCAATAGTTTAACTTCTATGTAGAATAGATTGTTCGCATCTAATATCACAGAAACTTCTTGGGTTCCTATGATAGAAGACAATGGACAATTAGTAGAGTATGATGCAAGAGCATACAGAGCTAACTCTAATAATTATGTTAGGCTTGAAACTGCTAATCCAGATGATTACGAATATTTCTCCATTACTGACTATGAAGCAATGCGTAACATACCTAAGCAACACGATTGTATTAATCCATACAATGCTGCTAGGTCAAGTTTTGCTACGCCTACAGAATATGTATATGGAGCAGATAATAAGCTCGGTGGTAATGGTCTCAATATATCTTATAGTTTCATTAGTACTGAATTAACTGAAACATACTCTCCATTATATGATTCAGGTTTAGCAAATAATGTAGGCCTTGATGCTTATAGTGAGTATATTAACACAATGCCTATATATGAACTTAATGGTAGTTAGATAACATCAAAGAGTATATATTCAGCTAGCAGACAGAAGAACTACGCTGATCCTATTATAGCTTCATTGTTTAGAAGTTATCAACGAGATGAAGTATACCGTTTTGGTATAGTATTCTATAACAGTAAAGCTATTCCATCTCCTGTACTTTGGATTGGTGATATTAGAATGCCTAACTATAATACAGCACCTATTACAACTCAATATGGTGATAATTGGTATTCTAAACCAATGGGTATTAAGTTCACAGTAAAGAACTTTCCTATTGACGCAGTATCTTATGAAATAGTAAGATGTGATAGAACAGAGGAAGATAGAACTATTGTAACTCAAGGTGTTATTACTCCAATCCATAATTACAAGATTATTGAAACATATGATACTGGAGAAATTGGTAGAGGAACTAGTAATCAAGATACCAATGAATATAGACCTATGCCGTTCCTACATACCAAACGTAGAGGTCTTGTAGTAGACAGAGTTGGAACTGCTGTAGTTGCTAAGCTGATAGATGCAGACGATATTACTGATAACTATTGGAGATTCATATCACCAGAGGTATGTTTTAATGGGGAGAAGATGGAGAGCTTATTTAAAGATAATATGTATCTTAGATAGGAATAGATACTTATATCTGAATTCTCTAAGAGTATGGTAAATTAGGAAGGAACTAACATATAGAACTGGGTAGCAATGAATACTACAGCTTATCGTTTACCAGAAGGAACTTCTTAGAGTACTCATAGAGAATATACCAGAGTATATAATAGTGGTAATAATTCATCTAGTTCTACGGCACAAGTATTCACTATACATAATGATGACTGGTACTGTGCCTATATACAAAAGTTTTATACCAGAGTTAATTCAAAATTTTTAGGTAAAGAACAAGCTATAGCTGATGCTAAGTATCCGGCTATTATACCATATAATGCTGTATTAAACGGTGGAGTAAAGCCATATAAAGCAAGTATAGGTAATATTACTTATTCTAATTGGACTGCTTGTAACTTCTATCAAGGAGAAGAAGATACAGATATAATTACGTATGGACCAGCTGGGCCTTGCCTTATATTACAAGTATCAGATGATGATATAAACTCAATACAACCTGTTTCATATTATCACGACGAATAGCTTAATAACTATTGTGCACTTACTGTAGTAAATGCTAAAAGACCGGTAATACCTTATAATGGTAATACTTACTCTGCAAGAACTAGCTCTACGTATATACCAGTAGGAGCATATGGTGATAAAGCACATTCCACTGTATATGCATTTGGTGGAGATACTTATATTGGTATACTTGACTATCCTGCACAGATGATATTTCAAAGAAATGCAGCTACAGGAGATGATTCATGGGCAGAAAGAAAGCGCTACTTTGGAGCATACATTCCATTAGAGAGTACTATTAATCTAAAGCTTTCTATGGGTGAAATGACAAATAGAACTTATAGTTCTGCAATGAATACTGTAGATGCATATATGCAGATAGAACCTGTATAGATGGGTACATATCATAGTCAAAGTAAACCATTCTATCTATATAATGATGCTTATTCATCTAATCCGGATGGTAAGATGTTTAGTGCTGGAGGATTGTATAGTGAATCTAATGTAACATCATCGAATAGAGTATATGTATCACAGGCTAAGACTACTAATGAAAATGTAGATAACTGGTCTGTATTTAAACCGGCTGACTATATAGATGTAGATTATCAGTATGGGTAGATAACTAATATACGTGGTATAGCCAATAGGTTATATTTCTGGTAGAATAATGCATTCGGTATACTATCTGTTAATGAACGCTCATTGATATAGGATAACAACATTGGTCAATTAGTATTAGGTACTGGTGGTGTACTTGATAGATACGATTATATTAGTACTCTAAATGGTACTGAAGTAATCAACGATAGAAGTATAACTAACTCTGATAAAGGTATTTATTGGTATGATTCTAATAAGAATGAGATCTGTAGATATTCAGGTGGTGGAATAAGCATTATATCTAAGGACTGTAATGTACAAACTTATATGAACAATATGTTTGAATAGAAAACTAAAGGAGCTAACTCATTGTATGATAAGACATATGATGAAGTATGGTTCAGATTGTATAATAAGTCTTTAATATATAATGAACGATTAAATGTATTTACATCTTTATATACATTTGAACCAGATTTTACGTTACCGTTCAAAGATAAGGTTGTTACAATAAAAGATAATGACTTCTATATTATTAACTCCTTAGATATTGATGGATTTGGTGATACAGATAAAGATATCAAAGTATAGACAGTAGTAAATAAAGATGCTTAGTATACTAAGGTATTTGACAATATAGCATTACAAGGAGAATTCATAGCTCCTAATAATGAAACACTCAGATAGAATGTATTAAGTGGAGTAAAGTTTACTACTAAACATCAGACTGCTACTAGAAGTGGAGATGATTTAAACTTTGACTATCGTGAAGATACTTATAGATTACCTGTTCCTAGATAGGATACTTTTGAAGAAGATACAAGTATGTCATTCCCAGCTAGAATGAGAGGTAAATATATGATATGTGATTATTCATTTAGATCAGATAAGGACTATACTTTTTAGATGCCTTAGATAACAACTACTTATAGATATTCTAGAATTTAATATGAAAAAGAAAAGAAAGATTAAAGTACCTGCTGCAATATATGGACTTTCAAATAATGCAGAATTACAGTCTAGTATCACAAGAGGTATAGCTCCTAATGATCCTTCTCACTTAGCATAGTCAATTCCTACTAAGGGAAATGGATTAGGGAATGTAATGGGAAGCATAGGTGCTATAGCTTAGGCTATACCAGGAGCTATTAATACTTTATCTAGTCCATTTTAGACATCTACTGCAACTACTGGTGGAGAAGCAGCTATGTAGTCTATATCTGGTATAGGTGAGGGACTAGCTAGTGGTGCTCAATTAGGTATGTCAATTGGTGGACCAATTGGCGGTGTTGTAGGCGGTGCAGCTGGTGCAGTAACAGGATTAATTGGTAAAAAAGGTAAGGAAGCTTCTATGACTTCCTTTACTGATTATGATGAAGGTACTTTAGGTACTGGTCTAATAGGAGCTTTTAAGAATAGAAAACTAAGAAAACGTAGAGCTGCTGTTAGACTAAATGCATTTCAAAATAGAGAAGGTGTTGCTGCTACAGAAAGATTATTGAATGAATTCAATGAGGATAATACTGAATTCGATACAGATACTTTTGCCTATGGAGGTTCTATTCCTTCATCATTAGCATATGTAGATGATGGGGAATTAATAGCTACACCAGATGGTCAAGTAAGCAAAGTGCCTGAATAGGGGCAACCCACAGATAGTAATTTAATTAATTTACCAGAGGGCAGTAGAATATTAAGTAATACTCTTAAAGTACCTGGTACAAATAAAACCTTTGCAGAATTAGGTGATAAGATGATGGCAAAGAAGAAAAGTAAAGGAAAAGATATATATGCATAGAATGCAGAAATGTTGAATAATATGAACAATTAGATTCTGCATGACAAATTGTTTAATATGCAAGAAAGTTTAAAATCTAAAAAAGGTATTAAAGCTAAAAGTAAGAGCGTAGATAGCTTTGACAGTGGTGGTACTACAAGAGGAAAATTAACATTTAACCCGAGTTATTTAACTGGTTAGTACAAAAATAGAAAATTTAACACAGGAGAAATAGTGAATTTTGGCAATGGGGACTACATAGTTACTAGAACCCCAGGAGTATTAGATAATGTATACTATGCAGAACCAGATACTAAATCTACTCCAGCACAAGTACCAGAAGATTATGTAGAAAACCTGTATGAAAATTGGGCACCATCAAAGATAGTTGCTAAACCTCAAATAAAAGGCAACGGAATACTTGATAACTTTCTAATGACTCCTTCTGAAGTATAGGCGGACATTGCTCGTAGATAGGAATGGGAAGATGCTGCTAAACCTAACCGTTCTACTTCTAGTCTTGGCGAATTAGCGTCAGGTATTGCATCATTAGCCCCTATAATGTCTAATCTGTTTACTAGCGACCCAGAAGCTGTACCAGCAAACTATAATCCGTATG